ATTGATTGTGTCTGAAATGCTGCCGGTGGGGGGATAAAAATCGCTAATTGTGAATTTTTTACAGACCGGCGTCCCCTCTCACGCACAAAAACCAAGGTTCAAACGGGGGATTAACCCCGAAAATATGCAAACAAGCCGAAACCTACGCAGTTTCGGCTGTTTTTTTCTCAAAAGGCAGGTGAAATCAGATGGCAAAGGACGGTACAAGAAGAGGCGGCAGACGAGTTCGTGCAGGTGATAAGCCGAAAGCCCTCTCCGACAAGATCGCAGAGGGCAAGGATGCAGATATTATGGAATTTTATGCTCCGGAATTGGATGCAGCTGATCTGGACGATGCCGCTGATTTGACCGGTGCGGATATGCCAAGCCCCAGTGCATACTTGTCTGCCCAGCAGAAGAATGGAAAACCGCTGGGGGCAGACATTGTGTACAAAGAAACATGGCTCTGGCTGAAACAGCGTGGCTGTGAAAAGCACGTCAACAAACGGCTGCTGGAAAGCTACTCACAGGCATTCGCCCGATTTGTACAGTGTGAAGAAGCCCTCAGTACCTATGGACTGCTGGGAAAGCACCCGACCACGGGTGGCGTTATTGCCTCCCCGTTTGTGCAGATGAGCCAGACATTTCAGAAACAGGCAAACTTGCTCTGGTATGAGATTTTCGATATTGTGAAACAGAACTGCACGACCAAATTTGACGGTACACCGCAGGACGATTTGATGGAACAGCTTTTGAGCAGCAGAAAGTGAGAAATACATGAAAGCAGATGTTCAATTCTGGAGAGAACTGAAACAGCAGAGAAATAACATGACCAAACAGCAATATCGCACAATCAAAGGACAGGCTGTCAAAGGCAATATGGATGCCGCCCGAAGAGGTATGCTCAGAATTCAGCAGAGGAGGAATCACAGATGACAACGACCAAAGAATTTCAGCTTGTTGACATCAACAAGTTAGTGCCTTATGCCAACAACGCCAGAACGCACAACAAGGAACAGATCCTGAAGCTTCGCTCTTCTCTGCGTGAGTTTGGATTTGTCAATCCCGTCATTATCGACAAGGCATATAACGTCCTCGCCGGTCACGGCAGAATTGAAGCCGCAAAAGAAGAAGGTATTGCAGAAGTACCCTGTGTGTATGCCGACCATCTGACCGAAGCACAGAAGAAAGCGTATATTCTTGCTGACAACCGGATGGCATTGGATGCCGGCTGGGATGATGAACTGCTTGCTGTTGAGATGGAAGAATTGCAGAATCTCGGATTTGACCTTGGTTTGACTGGTTTCGATGAATCTGAAATTGCTGACCTTTTCGACATTAACAGTGATGAAGCAAAACAGGATGATTTTGATGTAGACGCAGAACTGGAAAAGCCCTGCAAATCGAAACTCGGCGACATCTGGCATCTTGGAAAACATACTGTCATCTGCGGTGATTCCACTTTGCCGGAAACCTATACAGCACTTCTTGGAGACACAAAAGTAAATCTTGTTTGCACAGATCCGCCGTATCTTGTCAATCTGGAAAGCACGTCAGGCAAAATCAAGAATGATGACCTTGATGATGAAAAAGGATATGCGTTTCTAAAATCTGCATTTGAGAGATTCAAAGATGCCATGGCGAAGGATGCAAGCATTTATGTGTTTTATGCCACCTCCAAGGCACGTGTATTTCATGATGCTTATGAAGATGCAGGCTTCAAGGTCGGTGCAGGACTTGTCTGGAAGAAAGACCGCCTTGTTCTCACCCGAACTGACTGGAAGTATATCCATGAACCGATTATCTGGGGCTGGAGAAAAGACGGAAAGCATATCTGGTATGGTGACCAGAAACAGAAAACGGTATTTGAATTTGACCGCATTAAAAACAGCAAAGAGGACGGCTGCGGACATCCATCCAGTAAACCGGTGCCGCTGATCGCCTATCTGATTTCCCAGTGTACACAGACAAACGGAATGGTGCTGGATGGATTTCTGGGAAGTGCATCTACGCTTGTTGCTTGTGAGCAGCTAAATCGTGTGTGCTTCGGTGTGGAACTGGAACCGAAATTTGTGGATGTGGCAGTAGAACGTTACATCAAGCTGCACGACGGAAATTCCGATGATGTGTATTTGATTCGGGATGGGAAGCGGATTGCATATTCTGAATTGGTAAAGGAAGTGGAACTTCCCGATGATTAAAATTCTCTGTGCAGATGCCTTGGAAGGACTGCGAACACTTCCAAATGACAGCGTCTTCATGTGTGTCACAAGCCCACCTTACTATGGCTTGCGGGATTACGGCAATGCTGGTCAAATTGGAATCGAAGATTCTCCAGAACAGTATATACAAAAGCTGACTGCCGTATTTCGAGAAGTACGGCGAGTGCTTCGACCAGACGGAACTTTGTGGCTGAACATCGCCGATAGCTATGCCGGAAGTGGAAAAGGAATCGGTCGAAAGCCTACACATTGTAAGCATTCGTATCAAATTCCAGCGGACAGTGCTGCGGCTGCTATGCCAACTACATGGAATGCTATCAAACCAAAAGATATGATTGGAATTCCATGGATGTTGGCGTTTGCCCTTCGTGCAGATGGTTGGTATCTCCGTTCGGACATTATCTGGAACAAGATCAACTGTCTGCCGGAAAGTGTAAAAGATCGTCCCACAAAGTCTTATGAACATTTGTTCTTGTTTGCAAAATCCAGCCGGTATTACTACAATGCAGCAGCAATTATGGAACCTGCAGCGGAAAGCAGCCTAAAACGATACGCTCGTGGTCGTTCCGGTCGAAACAAGTATGGCAGATTTTCGGAACAGGGCATCAATGGGACAGATTACAACGAACGAATGCAGGGAAAAGCCATGCGAAACAAGCGGGATGTCTGGAACATTAGCACCAACTCTTACCGCATGGGAGAACATTTCGCTATGTTTCCGGAGCAGTTGGTAGAACCCTGTATTTTGGCAGGCTGTCCAGAAGATGGTGTGGTTCTTGATCCGTTCTTCGGAAGTGGAACTACTGGTGCAGTTGCCAAGCGACTGCATCGGCAGTGTATCGGAATTGAACTGAATCCAGTCTATTGCAAAAAAGCAGAAGAACGGATTGCATCTGTCTGATTCTCACAAATGACAGCCGAAACATTCTACACATCTCACAGTTGCTATCTGTGGGAAAAAGAGTTAACATATGTACTGCCGAAAGGCAAATCACCGAAAATCGGGAGGAAAACATATGATAATTGCATTTGAACGGGCTGGAAATGAACGAAAGAAACTGGCATGGGCGATAGCCACGATCATTGGAACAACGGCAGAATATCAGTATATGCCCACCTGTACTTACAAAATCGGGGAATGCTACACCGTTACCAAAGCAGGCGATCTGGAAATCAGTGACCAAGCCGACCGTAAGGAAACAGAACGGCTTCTTGCCGAACTGGCAAATCAGGGCTATGCTGTTCCGGACACAACAGACCCAGAATCCAAAGGCTTGACTGTGCAGATGCCAGCCGATTTCTTCACAGAGCATACACTGGGCAATCTCCGGCAGATCTGCGAAAACAAGGTTGCCCTTTTTCAGGCAGCTTTTCAAACGGATTCGCTGGACATCATTTCGTCTGATGAAAAGGTGAAATTTCCATGGTTCACGGTCGAACAGGACGGAGATGCAGATGCCTACTGCACCTTCATTTCCATGCTCTGCGAATTTGCCAAGAACCAGAGCCGCATCAACCGCAAACCGGACACCTCCGACAATCCCAAGTACACCATGCGGTGTTTCCTGATTCGTCTGGGAATGGTGGGTGCAGAATTCAAGGCAGCAAGAAAAGTCATTCTTCGCAATCTCACAGGCAATTCCGCATTCAGAAAGGTTGGTGATACTGATGCAGTTTCCGAGTGAATCATATCTGGAACAGCTGCGAAAAAAGTACCCTGTCGGAACGAAATTACAGCTGATTTCTATGCGAAATGAAAAATATCCGATTCTTCCCGGAACAGTTGGTGTGGTTACGCACATTGATGATGCGGGCAGCATTCATATGCGGTGGGAGAATGGTTCTTCCCTTGCTCTGATTCCCGAAATCGACAGTTTCCAGACCGTATCCGAGGCGAAAAAATAAGGCGGCACCTCCTCCATTGTACGGTATGTTACCATACAATCGCAAGAATTGCAAGGGTGTATTCTACACAATCTTTTGACCTCATTTTCTGTAGATTTAGCCACTTGCTATCTCCTCCGTTTAGAGTTAATATG